CCCGCTGATCCTGAGAAACAAAAAGCAAGAGATATTAAAAGAGGTGAGGCACAAACAAATTTAGAAGGTAGAAAACTAAAATTAAAAGCTCCATCAGGATATCAAGTTCATCATATCATGCCTTTAGCAGGTGGAGAAGAATTAAGAACAGGTGATTATGCAATCGTTTCAAAAAAAATGAATGCAAAAATGTCTAAGTATAATAAAAAAATAAATAAATTAGTTAATGAAGCATATAGTTTAGACTTTAATAAAACAGAAAATTTAAAAAAATTAAAAAATATAAACAATGATTTGTTTGATATTCTTAAAACAGTAAAAAAAGATTTACCTAAAGAATATAAAGGTCTACTTGGTTTTAATAAATTAACTCCTGTATTAGATACTTTTGATGATAAAGGTAGACAAGTATTTTATGCAGAACCTCAAGGAATAGATTATAAAAAATCTATTGCAGGAGTACAAGGAGACAAAGTAAAAGATACTAAAAGATCAGTTATTCAAAATATGGCTAATAAAGCTAAAACATTTGGCAAGTTTGCAAAACCAGTTGGTAAAGTAGCACTAAGAGCTGTCTCTCCATTTGTACCAGTGTTAGGTACAGCAGGTATGGTTATGGGTGGAGCAGATGTGGCAAAAGCAGCAGATCAAGGAATGAGAAATGAAGAGTTAGGTATTGCATATTTAGCTGGGCCAGAAGTTGCACAAAGCTATAAAGATTTAAAATCAAGAGTTAAAGGAAAAGATGATGAAACCGAAACATACGTACCCTAAAAAAGACCTCTTGCCTCCTGAGGCCGGACCCACGAGTCAGGGGTTGAATATTAATTATAATACTGTTAGAACAGTAAAACATACGGAGAAAATAAATGGCAGACAATACAATAGACAAAGCTCTACCAAACGAGCCTAGAAAAGAAATTACGCTTCCTGGAGAAGAAGAGATTCAAGAAACTTTAGTAGAAGAAGTTGAAGCTGAATTAGAAAAACCAGGAGAAGTAGAACAAGTTCAAAATGAAGATGGTTCAGTTGATATTAACTTTGATCCAAAAGCTGCCTCTCAAGAAGGTGGTGATGACCACTATGCAAACTTAGCAGAATTTTTACCTGATGATACTTTAGGATCATTAGGCTCAGACTTAAATCAAAAATACACAGACTACTCTGTATCAAGAAAAGATTGGGAAAAAACTTATACACAAGGTCTAGACCTTTTAGGATTTAAATACGATCAAAGAACAGAACCATTTCAAGGAGCTTCAGGTGCAACTCACCCAGTTCTTGCAGAAGCAGTTACACAGTTTCAAGCATTAGCTTATAAAGAATTATTACCATCAGATGGACCTGTGAGAGCACAGATACTTGGATTACAAACTCCAGATAAAGTTCAACAAGCTGATCGTGTAAAAGATTTTATGAACTATCAAATTATGGATCAGATGAAAGAGTATGAACCAGAATTTGATTCTATGTTATTCCATCTACCATTAGCAGGATCTACTTTCAAAAAAGTTTACTTTGATGAAGTAGAAGGTAGAGCAGTTTCTAAATTTGTTCCTGCGGATGATTTGGTTGTTCCGTACACGGCTACCTCATTGGACGATGCGGAGGCAATCATTCACAAAGTAAAAATTTCTGAAAACGAATTAAGAAAACAACAAGTTGCAGGATTCTATAGAGATATAGATTTAGCTGCGCCACAAGATAAGGAATCAGAAGTTGACAGAAAAGAGAGAGAACTTGAAGGAGTATCAAAATCTAAGAATGATGATTTATATACTTTGTTAGAGTGTCATGTGAATTTAGATCTTGAAGGTTTTGAAGATACAGATCCACAGACTGGTGAGCCATCAGGAATTAAGGTCCCGTACATTGTAACACTAGAAGAAGGATCAAGAGAAATTTTATCTATCAGAAGAAACTATGAAATAGGAGATGCAAAGAAAAACAAAATTCAATATTTTGTTCACTTTAAATTTTTACCTGGACTAGGTTTTTATGGGTTCGGTCTAATCCACATGATTGGTGGACTGTCAAGAACAGCGACCGCAGCTTTAAGACAGCTCTTGGATGCGGGAACGTTATCTAATCTGCCAGCTGGTTTTAAAATGAGAGGAATAAGAATTAGAGATGACGCACAGTCAATCCAACCTGGTGAATTTAGAGATGTAGATGCACCTGGTGGAAACTTAAAAGATTCGTTTATGATGTTGCCATTTAAAGAACCATCACAAACACTATTACAATTAATGGGTGTTGTAGTTAATGCAGGTCAAAGGTTTGCATCAATTGCAGATTTACAAGTTGGCGATGGTAATCAACAAGCAGCAGTTGGAACTACAGTTGCTCTTCTAGAGCGTGGTTCTAGAACCATGTCTGCTATACACAAAAGAATTTACTCAGCTCTTAAAAATGAATTCAGATTAATGGCTAGAGTATTCAAGTTATATCTACCCCAAGAGTATCCGTATGATGTAGTTGGGGGCCAAAAGATGATTAAACAATCTGACTTTGATGATAGGGTGGATATATTGCCAGTTGCCGACCCCAACATTTTTTCACAAACTCAGCGTATTTCCCTCGCTCAGACGGAATTGCAGCTGGCAACTTCTAATCCACAAATGCACAACATGTATCAAACATATAGAAATATGTATGAAGCTTTGGGTGTAAAAAATATTGATTCTATTTTAATTAGACCGGCGCAGCCAACACCAAAAGATCCTGCGTTAGAACACATCGATGCACTAGGTGGTAAACAGTTTCAAGCTTTTCCAGGTCAAGACCATAGAGCACACATTACAGCTCACTTAAATTTCATGGCAACAAACATTGCTAGAAACAATCCGATGGTTATGGCTTCGTTAGAGAAAAATATTTTTGAACATATTAGTTTAATGTCTCAAGAACAGATTGAATTAGAGTTCAGAGATGAATTAGTTCAACTTCAACAGATGCAACAGATGGCTCAACAGAATCCACAGATAGGTCAACAAGCTATGATGATGCAACAAAAGATTGAAGCAAGAAAAGCTCAACTAATTGCTGAGATGATGGAAGAATTTATGAATGAAGAAAAGAAAATTACTTCACAATTCGACAATGATCCTATCGCTAAACTAAGATCAAGAGAATTAGACCTTAGAGCAATGGAAAATGATAGAAAAGCTAAGGATGCTGATGAAAGATTTAATCTTGATAAGATGAGAACAATGATGAATCAACAAAATCAAGAAAATAAACTTCAACAGAACGAAGAATTAGCTAATTTAAGAGCTGATACATCCATTGAGAAGACTGTTTTAAGTAAAACACTTCCAAATGCTAAAGACATGATGCCAAATGTTGAGATTTTCAGGAAAGGCTAGTGACAAAAACTAAAAAAACAGTTAAAATAAATTAATTAAGGAGAAAATATGGAAAAACTAGATAAAATTGTTGAGATCCCGTCAGAAGACAAGATGAAACTTGAAATTGACCCGAGATCAAAGACAACTTCTAATGGTTCTAACAACTACATCGCTGTTGGCGAAGAAGTTGAAGTAAGAGGAACTAAAAGAATGCTAAAAGAAAAATCTAAAAAAGCTAAGTGGATCTAACATGTGGTTATCGGCAATTAAATTAGCCGTTTCTGCTGGAAGTAAAATTTATGCTAACAAGCAGAAGACGAAGATAGCTATGTCAGATGCACAGCTTATGCATGCATCACGTATGGCCGAAGGAAAAGAAGCTTACCAGGGAAAACTTCTTGAGGCTAGACAATCGGACTGGAAAGACGAGGCCGTTTTAATAATTTTAAGTTTGCCCATAGCAATTTTGGCCTGGGCAGTGGTATCGGACGATCCGACAGCGATGGACAAGGTAAAATTGTTCTTCGACATGTTCTCAGAGCTCCCAAAATGGTTCACTAATTTATGGATTCTTGTCGTGGCGAGTATTTATGGTATAAAGGGTACACAAATATTTAAAAATAACGGAGGAAAAAAATAATGAGAAACTATTACAATAAAGGTGGTCCAACTTTAACTAAAGGACAAAAAACTTTACCAAAAGAATTACAGAAAAAAATTATTGCTTCAAAAATGAAGAAGAAGAAAAAAACACCTAGAGAAAAAGCAATAGGAATGGCATAATGGCTAAACTCTGTCCAAAAGGAAAAGCAGCAGCGAAACGTAAGTTCAAGGTATATCCTTCAGCTTATGCAAACATGTATGCTTCAGGTGTTTGTTCAGGAAAGATAAAACCAGGTGGAAGAAAAAAAGCTAAAGATGGTGGAATTCAAAAAGCTGGTTTGGCAAGAAGAAAAAGATGTCTCTAAGAAAATGGGTTTCAGAGAAATGGGTAGATATTGGAGCTCCAAAGAAGGATGGAAAATATCAACCTTGTGGAAGAAGCAAAGGGAGCAAAAGGAAGTATCCGAAGTGCGTCCCACTTGCAAAAGCCACACGGATGTCAAAAGGGCAAAAGGCGAGTGCTGTCAAACGAAAGAGAGCTGCGGGTAATCCTGGAGGAAAACCTACTAACGTTGCAACATTTACAAAAAGAACTAAAAAATCTATGGGTGGATATACAGGGCCAGCAATTAATTCTGATTACGCTGGAGTAAAGTTAAATAATTCATCTTATGCAAAATATTATAAAGGTATGATCTAATGAATTTAGAAAAAGATTTACAAAGATTAAAAAAAGAAAAAGCATTAAAAGAATCTGCTATTGCTCAACTTAGAAAAAGAAGTAAAGACTCTTTAGCTAGACCAAGAGCAGAAAAAAATATTCTATCAACTAACCCAGAAATGCAAAAAATATAATGGTAAAAGGATTAAAAAAAGTAGTTAAAGGTTTAGAAAAAGCATCGAAGACACATGCTAAACAAGCTAAGATAGTTAAAAAACATATTAAGAAAATGAAACCACATGCGAAGAAGCGATAAACAACCACCTAAAACTAAAAAATATTTTAGAAAAACTGAATCTGGTGCAGGTATGACTAAAGCAGGTGTTGCTAGATACCGAAGAGAAAACCCAGGTTCTAAATTAAAAACAGCCGTGACTGGAAAAGTGAAGCCAGGATCAAAAGCTGCAAACCGTAGAAAGTCATACTGTGCAAGAAGTGCAGGACAGATGAAGAAATTTCCTAAGGCTGCAAAAGATCCTAATTCTAGACTACGTCAGGCTAGAAGAAGATGGAAGTGTTAGATAGATTTATATATAATTTTTTTGGTGCATTAGATAATACTATTGCTAAAATAGAAACGTATGCTATTAAATGTACTGAATGGTGTTGGCATTCAAGAGTTAAGTTATTAAAGAAAAGGAGAAAGAAACATGATGGACGACGAACTAATATACATAAGTAAAATACAGAAGTATTTGAAAGAGGAATATCAACAAATTGGCGATGCCATGATTGCTGGAGGTATTGACAATATGGAAAAATACAAGTATATGATGGGACAGGCACATGCCTATTTAAAAATATCACAGGAAATCTCTAACCTGCTAAAACCAAAGGAGCCAAAAAATGATACTAAAAGACCAGACAACGTCGTCGACTTCGGATTCGACAAAGACTAAACCAGCGCTACTAGATAAGTATAAAGATGATCATCAAAAAGAGGTTGATGGTTACGAGCGTTTAAAATCAAAAGAAACAAACAAATTACCAAATCCAACTGGATGGAGAATGTTAGTTCTGCCATTTAAGATGCCTGAAAAAACTAAAGGTGGATTATTCCTGGGGCAGGATACATTGGAGAGACAACAAGTTGGTTCAACTTGTGGACTTGTATTAGCTATGGGACCACATTGTTACGACAAAGATAAATTTCCAGAAGGACCTTGGTGTAAAAAAGGTGATTGGATAATTTTTGCAAGATATGCTGGATCAAGAATTCAGATCGATGGCGGGGAAGTTAGATTGCTAAACGACGATGAAGTTTTAGCAACCATCGAAAACCCTGAAGACATACTTCATCAATATTAATCATAGGAGAAAACTATGCCAAACGTAGAAGAAAATAAAACAGTTGATATCGATACATCTGGTCCGGGTGCGGAGATAGAACTGCAAGAAGAAAAAGATGAATCAGTAGTTGATACTGGAGCATCAAGTGAAGAAAAAACGGAACAACCTTCCGAGGACAAAACGTTTGAAAACGAACGTGAGACTAAACTAGAAGAGGCAACAGAGGATAAAAAAGAAGATGACAATGAGTTAGAACAATATTCTAAAGATGTTAAAAAAAGAATATCTAAACTTACTCATAAATGGAGAGAAGCAGAGAGACAAAAAGATGAAGCCTTAGGTTATGCTGAAAAAATGATTTTAGCTAAAAGAAGTGCCGAAGATAAACTCTCGAAGCTTGAACCAGGATACTTGAAGTCTACAGAAGACAGTATTGTTTCTGGTGTCCAAGCAGCCCAAGCTAAACTTGCAGCAGCAAGAGAAGCAAATGATTTAGCAGCTGAAGCAGAAGCTTTAACCGCTATCTCTGAATTGGGTTATAAAAAAGCTAAACTTGAAGAGACGAAAGTCGCTCAAGAAGAGTACAACAAGAAACAGGAATCAAAACCTGCTTCTGATATTAACTTAAATAGACAGCCAGCGGCACAGGGAACACCTGATCCAAAAGCTGAATCATGGGCTCAAAGTAACTCATGGTTTGGTCAAGATACAGCTATGACTTATACTGCTTTTGATCTACATAAAAAGTTAACAGAAGAAGAAGGATTTGACCCATCAAGTGACGAATATTATGTTGAAATAGACAAGAGAATAAGACTTGAATTTCCCCATAAATTTGGTACAACAGAACCTACGGAAACGGCTAAGCCTGTCCAACAAGTTGCTTCGGCAAGGCGTACGACAAAATCTAGTCGCAAAACTGTAAGACTCACACCTTCACAGGTAGCAATTGCTAAAAAATTAGGTGTGCCACTTGAAGAATATGCGAAACAATTAAATATCACGAAGGAGGTATAAGCATATGGAAAATAATAACGATAAAAGAACCTCACGTGCGAGTCAAACTAGAGAAAAAACTTCTCAGAAAAAAGTTTGGTCTCCACCATCATCTTTAGATGCACCCCCTGCGCCAACAGGTTTTAAACATAGATGGCTAAGAGCCGAATCTTTAGGATTCCAAGATACTAAGAATATTTCTGGAAGACTGAGATCTGGATACGAATTGGTTAGATCCGATGAATATCCTGATGGCGATTATCCTATTGTTGAAGACGGCAAATACAAGGGAGTGATCGGAGTTGGCGGCCTAGTGCTGGCTAGGGTACCGGAAGAGATCGCAAAACAGCGTAATGAATATTATGCTAGACAACATGAAGACAAGGTAAAAGCTGTCGACAACGATCTTATGAAGGAGCAGCACCCCGACATGCCAATCAATATTGAGAGGCAGTCACGTGTAACCTTCGGTGGTACAAAGAAAAGTTAATTTTTTAACAATTCCTTAACCGCTGGATAAACTTAACCCGTGAGTGGAGGCCCGCAAGGGTAGCTCACATAAGGAGAAAATATAATGGCAAATAAAGACGCAGCTTTCGGTTTGAGAGCAATCGGAAAAGTTGGCCAGAATAGAGACAACCAAGGTTTATCCGAATACGATATCGCAGCATCTGCAACAGCGATTTACCAAAATGACCCTGTCGAAATGGCAGCCACTGGTACAATCACTGTAGCGGCAGCAACAGATACCCTATTAGGATCACTTAATGGTGTTTTCTTTACTGATGCTAACACAAGCAAGCCTACATATGCTAATCACCTTAACGCATCTAACACTGCAACTGACATTGTTGGATTCGTATCTGATGACCCATATGAAAGGTTTGAAGTACAAGCAGACGGCGCAACTGCAGCAGCAGACGTTGGTCTAAACGCAGACATTGTGTATGCAGCAGGATCTTCACCAGATTATGTATCTAAAGTAGAGTTACAAACATCTGACCAGAAGACAGCAACAGCACAATTAAGAATACTTGCAATATCTAACGACATTGAAAATAACACAGCAGGATCTGCTAATGTTAACCTTGTTGTTATGATTAACGAGCATTTCTTGAAAGGAACGGTAGGTATATAATGGCCATATCACGAGGACAACTAGTTAAAGAACTAGAACCAGGTCTGAATGCACTATTCGGTCTGGAATATAAACGTTACGAGAACCAGCATGCTGAAATATATAGCACTGAATCTTCAGACAGAGCGTTTGAAGAAGAAGTTATGTTATCAGGTTTCGCAAATGCTCAAGTTAAAGCTGAAGGAAGTGGAGTTGTTTTTGACAATGCTCAAGAAACTTTCACTGCTAGATACAGTCACGAGACTGTAGCTCTTGCCTTCGCAATAACTGAAGAAGCAATTGAAGACAACTTGTATGACAGACTTTCAAGTAGATATACAAAAGCACTTGCTAGATCTATGGCGAATACTAAACAAGTTAAATCTGTTAATCCATTAATCAATGGACTACCAGGCGGTTCGTTCACTTCAGGTGATGGTGTTACTTTAATTAACGCTTCTCACCCAACAATCGCTGGAACTGTATCTAATACTTTAGCTACAGCGGCTGATTTGAATGAAACTTCATTAGAGCAATCATTAATCGATATTGCTGCAATGACAGACGAAAGAGGTCTGAAAATTGCTGCAAGAGGATTAAAAATGATTATTCCTTCTGAGTTACAATTCACAGCTGAGAGACTTATGAAGTCTCAAGGTAGAGTTGGAACAGCTGATAATGATGTAAACGCAATTGCGTCTATGGGAATGATTCCTCAAGGTTATAGAGTGAACAATTTCTTAACTGACACAGATGCTTTCTACATTATGACAGATGTACCAAACGGTATGAAGTACTTCGAAAGATCGCCAATTAAAACGGCGATGGAAGGTGACTTCGACACTGGTAACGTAAGATACAAAGCTAGAGAAAGATACTCATTTGGAGTTTCTGACTTTAGAGGTATTTTTGCATCACCAGGAGCATAATACTTAATAAATTTGTGGCGGGACATAGTTCCGCCACATTTAAACCTTACATTAAAAGAGTTATGAAAAAATTTATAGTTACAATAAACGCCTACGCGCACTACGCAAAATTTAAAGTAGAATCAGAAGATTCCCCAACATCACTAGAAAATGCAATCCTTGACAAACTAGGAGAAAATAGTATAGTTTGGGAAAAAACGGGAATGTTCGGCCCGTTAAATAGAATAACCTATGAGGAGGTTATAAATGATACAAGACCTATACAAAGCAAAAAGGTCCTTGGAGTTGAAGTGGGAACAGGAGCATCTGGATAATAACAGATATACTCTTGAAATGGTCAGAATTGATGACAAAGTTAAGGAAGTTATCACAAAGATCAAGCTGGAAGAAGCAGCGATTGCCCATAGACAGAATACAATTGAAGGTTCTGCTCCAGAAGTTTCAGTAGCTACTTAATCAAAAGCTACATCGTTGGAAAAAATCCACTCCACACTACAGGCTCTCTTGCACTCTACTAAAAACTAGTATATACTTTTGTCACTATACATAAATAATAAACATAAATGTAGACGCGTATAGTCGACAACCCCTAGGGACTACATTTAAAATATCTAGGAGGATATTAATATGGCTAATACAACATTTACAGGACCGGTAAGATCCGAAAACGGATTCCAGTCTGTAGTAAAAAACCTATCAACAGGTGTTTATACACCTAACTACCTAAACGTAAAATTTGATTTTCAAGGTA